CAGAACCTGTAATTAGTGGTTCAGAACCTATCGGTGGGAATCCAATTGGCGCTTCAGGAATGCCAGTAGGGACTCCAACTGCACCGGCAGAACCTGAAACTGCTGAAATCACAGAACCTGCGTTAGATGAAGATGTTGACGTGGATTTTGAGGATTTAAAAACCGTTCCAAAGCAATTCCAGAACATTGCTAAGAAACTTCAAGGTTCCTATACCAAGAAGATGCAAGCGCTCACTGGAGTAGAGAAAATGAAGGCAGAGAATCCGCAAGATCAGAAACCTGAACCTGTTAACCCTTCGATGGATGAAGCAAAGTCTCGCGTGGGCGAGTATATGGCATCACCAGAGGGAGCAGCGTTGAAGGAAGTATTTGAAAGCAGGGTTAACGACAAACTTGGCACATTGCCACAGGAAGTTGCTCAGCAAAGGGTA